CGCAGAGTCTCAAGCATCATCATTCCCGCCGGCGGCACCCGGCCTCATTCGCGACAGCGGCCTTAATTGGCTTTCTCATGACGATGAGGAAGTTTATTGGCAGCTGGACGAGCTAGAGGAGGAGCCACTCGAGCGTGAACCCGATAAGACCAACCAGTGGCTGAAGTCAGTCAAGATGATGTTTGGGTGCTGCGCCTCTGCTCCGGTTCAACTTGTTCGCGCAGCATGCGCCAGCAATTTGTTCATGGGCTCGCGGGACGCCACTAAGCGAGTACTTGGTGGCGCATCTGGCGCTTACAGGATCCGTATCGTTGATGCCCGTGTTCCGGCCTTGCTGCACAATAAGCTGGTCAGACTCGCTCAAGCTACCGTCTACGGTACCGAGAAGCGTGTTCCAGCGTACGTCTATGGCAAACCGGCAACTATGGTGAGTGCGTATGTTGAGGAGATGCGCGAGAAGAAGCAAGTTTTGCCTACTATGGCGGAAGAAGCTCTCATGGTGCAAATCCTCATGACGACATTGATGGCTCTTATTGTGGATGCTTCCTTAACCAAGGCCTCAACGCATGAGATCTTGGCTGTTAAATCCCACACCCCGTACGTGAAAGGCGGGAGTGACAAAACACCACTGTCGGACCTTGTTGACGATCATGCGGCGCTCATGAATGAGCGGTATGGCGAAATCGATTACGCCTTGCCCTTGCGGCCCGCAACAGAAGTCAGCGGGGAGTTGCCCGATCAGGGGTTGGCCTTCATTGCCGAGGAAAATGAGTTCGACATCTGGGCTCAACGGGCACATGAGGTCAATGCCGGGGCTATCATCACGGGTCCTAATTTGTTCGGCAAGCCACCGCCGCTGGACACCAAACACCCCGTCTCGATGATATCCGGCGTCACACGTCACTTCTGCCATGTCACGGTATCTTTAGATGCCGGGGGTGCCGACGGAGATAAGAGGTACGATTTTAATCTCCGGAAAGGGCCCAAGGCTAACGACCTTACCGCCCTGCGCGCTGTTCTCAAGGACCTCGCGGCGCAGGAGATTAAGGCGGGTAAGTGGTGCAGCTTGGACGGCGCGCTCAATCTCGTTATTGGCGAGAACGGGCCTGGATCCATGTCCATCGAGGCGTTCGAGAAGGCGTTGTACGACGACCACCTTCGTAGCGTCGCAGACGATGATGACTTGGCCACGTTCATGGGCAATTGTTTTAACAAGGCCGGCGAAGATGGCGAACGGGCTCGTTTCGTCACCATGCCCGGCGTGTCCGGCAAGGAAGCACTCCACCAGGCGCGCACCGCGCCAGTCACCAAATCCATGGAAGAGGTTCACAAAATCTCTTTCAACCACGCACACATCAAAG